ACTAATAGTCTTTCCTCTATGTATTGATGAATATCTATGTTTTTCATAAAATTTTATAGTACATTCAAACTTAGTTGAATAATATTTATAATTTGTGTTATTAAGAATAATGCTACAAATAGCTTAAAAATCAAAATACTAATAATTGTTTTATTACCTATTTTATTCTAATAATTTATTTATAGCTTCTGTTATGTTTTGCTTATTTGCTCCCGAAAAAGTAACAATTTCTTTATTTTCTTTAAAAAATTTAAAATGAGGTATTGTTTGTATTTCATATTTTTCTGATATTTCAGAACCCTCTTCAATATCTACTTTTATAAAAGTAATATCTGTATATTTTGAAGCTTTTTCTTCAATATATGGGTAAATTTCTTTACAAGGTTTACAAAATCCTGCTGAGAAAACTACAAATGTCTTGTTATTCTTAATTTTTTCATTGAATTCATTTAAATCATCAATATGTAATACAGACATGTTTTGTTATCTATATAATTAATTATCAAATAATTTTAATAAAATAATCGCATATATAGATATAAAAAATTGATATGCTTAAATATAGAATTAAGCAAAAACACAATGTCCAAACAAGAAGTCAAAACTGTTGAAGAGAAGTATAAAAAGTATGAATTGTTAGAGCATATTCTAGCTTTACCCGATACATATATAGGTTCTATTGAACCACAAAAAATCAGTAGCTATGTTTATGATGATTCTACACAAAAAATGCGCGTTGATGAACTTACTTATATTCCTGGTCTTCTTAAAATCTTTGATGAAGTTATTGTAAATGCAATTGATCATGCAATGAGATTGAAGGCCGAAGAAACAAAAGGCAAAGAAGATATCAAACATGTTAAAAATATCAAGGTTTCAATTAATAAATCAACTGGAACTATTACTATATTTAATGATGGTAATGGAATTGATATTAAAAAACATGGTAGTTATGGTAATCTTTGGGTTCCTGAACTGATATTTGGAGAACTTCTAACATCAACCAATTACGATAAAGGTGAAGAGAAAATTTGGGGTGGTAAAAATGGCTATGGTAGCAAACTTGCTAACATATTTTCAAAAGAATTTATTGTGGAAACAGTAGATCATTACAGCAAAAAGATCTATACGCAAAAATTCACGAATAATATGACAAGCAAAGAAGCACCTAATGTCAAATCTAGTAGTAAAGCGCCATATACCCAAATTACTTTTACTCCTGATTATGAAAGATTTGGTATTAAAGGTCTAACTGATGATATCTATAAATTGTTTCATCGTCGAGTAATTGATGCTTGTGCAACAACCAGTAAGGAAGTTTCAGTTAGTTTTAATGGTGAAAAGCTCACTATCAAAGACTTTGAAAAGTATTGTGAATTATTCTTGGATAAAAAAGAGCAACCAGTTGTTTATGAAGCCTGTGGACATAGATGGGAAGTAGTAGCATCAATTTCTAAAACAGGTTCATTTGAGTATTTATCATTTGTTAATGGTATTAATACTATTAAAGGTGGTAAACACATTGAATATATTACAAATATGATAACAAAAAATCTTGTTGATATGACACTTGCAAAAAAGAAGAAAGCAGTAAAATCTCAACATATCAAGGATAATTTATTTGTATTTGTTAAAGCTCTTATTGTAAATCCTAGTTTTGATTCGCAAAGTAAAGAAACTCTTACAACACCTGTTGCTAAGTTTGGTTCTAAATGTGATTTAAGTGATAAATTCTTTGACAAACTCTATAAATCTGGGATTGTAGATAAAGCTCTAAGCATTACTGAATTCTATGATAAAAAGAAACTTGTTAAAACTGATGGTAAAAAGATATCGCGTATCATTGTTCCAAAATTAGACGATGCTAACTTTGCGGGTACAAAACAAAGCTCTGAATGCACTTTGATTCTAACTGAGGGTGATTCGGCTAAAACTATGGCAATTTCTGGGCTAAGTGTAATTGGGCGTGATAAGTACGGTGTGTTCCCATTGCGTGGTAAAATTTTAAATGTCAAAGATGCTACTTTGCAAAAAATATCAGATAACAATGAAATTACAGCTATCAAAAAGATTATGGGATTGGAGCAAAATAAAAAATATACTGATGTAAGTCAGTTGCGCTATGGTTCTATTATGATTATGACAGATCAAGATCATGACGGAAGTCATATCAAGGGGTTAATATTCAATATATTTCAAAGTATGTGGCATGAACTCTATGAGATTTCAGGATTTCTAACATCTATGCTTACACCTATCATTAAAGCTACAAATGCTAGAAAAGAAGTAATTGAGTTTTATAATATGACTGATTACGAGCGTTGGTTAGAAACAAGTGAAGCGAAAACTTGTAATTGGAAAATCAAATATTACAAGGGATTAGGTACTTCAAATGATCAGGAATCAAAAGAATATTTTAAACAAATGAAAAAAGTTACATATATTTATGATGAAAATTCCGATGAAGTAATTGATTTGGCATTTAACAAAAAGCGAGCCGATGATAGAAAATTATGGCTTCAAGATTATGATAAAGATAGGGTATTAGATTACTCTAAAAAGAATGTTGATTATAAATCCTTTGTTGATAAGGAACTTATTCATTTCTCAAACAGAGATTTGCAACGTTCTATTAATCATATATGTGATGGTCTAAAAGAAAGCACACGTAAGATTTTATACGCTTGTTTCAAGAGAAAACTTTATACTAATGAAATTAAAGTCGCTCAGTTGTCAGGGTATGTAAGTGAAGTTTCAGCATATCATCATGGCGAGGCATCACTACAACAGGCCATTGTAGGAATGGCACAGATATTTGTTGGAACAAATAACATCAATTTGTTAAGTCCAAATGGTCAATTTGGTAGTCGTTGTCAAGGTGGTCAAGATGCATCATCCCCGAGATATATTTTCACATTGTTATCTAAACTTACTAGAATGATTTTCAAGGAAGAAGATAATATCATATTAAAATATCAAGATGACGATGGACAACAAATTGAACCAGAATATTACATTCCTATTATTCCTATGATTTTGGTAAATGGGGGAATTGGTATTGGAACAGGATACTCGACAAATATTCCTCAATATAATCCGAGTGAAATTATTGATACTTGCAAATTAATTTGTAATATAATTAAAAGTTCAAAGATTAATGTTAAAAAAGAAGAAGATTTGGAGATGGTTTATGATACTCTTAGTGCTATGGAATTGGATAATATTATTCCATATTATCTAGGTTTCAAAGGAACTATTGAAAAGGCTGAAAAGAATTCTTATATTAGTAAAGGTGTATATAGATGGTTAGATGACCAAACTGTTGAAATCACCGAACTTCCCATTGGTACATGGACGGAAGATTATAAGGATTTCTTAGAAACAATGATTACAAACGGAATGAATAACTTGAAATATATTGAAAATCATTATACATCTAAGAATGTACGCTTTGTATTACACTTTAATACAAGTGTTAAATCTAAACTAGAAGGTAAATTTGAAACACTATTTAAATTGGCTTCTAGTAAAAACCTAAGTATTAATAATATTCATTTGTTTAGTTGTGAAGGAGCTATCCAACGTTACGAATCTACAAGCGAAATTATCAAGGAATGGGCAGAAACTCGTATTCTAAAATACTTTGAACGTAAAATGTATCAAATTAAAATCATGGAAAAGGATGCAAAGGTTCTCAGTAATAAGATGCGATTTATTCTTGATGTAATTGCAGGAAAAATTCAAATCATGAATAAGAAGCTTGTTGATATTATTGCTAGATTGGTTGAATTGAAATATCCACCAATTGATACAGAAGGAGATAGTGATGACACAGGGGATGATGAAGTGTCTAGTAAAAAAGTACAACAATATAACTATCTTCTTAAACTACCTATTTCGCAATTAACCTATGATAGAAAGGTAATACTTGAAAAAGAATTGGCGGCATTAGAAGCAAAACTTAAAGCTTTAAAAGATACTAATATTGAAGATTTGTGGTTAAATGATCTTAGTGAGTTAGAAAAAGCATGGATTCAAAACAAAGAACATATCATAACAGATTATGAAAATGACTTGAAAGGCATTGTTGAATCCAAAGTAGCCAAGAAAAAGAAAAAGTAGGCTAATTAGATTTTGAGTACATAATTTTATTATTTATTATTTTTTATAAACTTTTTATAATTTCAAAAATTTTATTAATTATGTACTCATTTTTATTTAAAATAAATATGTTTTAAAATTAAAAAAATTGATTATTTTTGTTATAAAGTTATATAACCAACATCATGAACATGGAACTTGTCTTTGATATCGTCTTTAACAACGATAATAGCTTTAATGATATCACTGCTGAAAAAGCTAGGATGCTTGTTTGTACCTACAAGCCAGCAGTTGAGCATAACAATATTATTAATCCTATTGATATTGATAATGGTCGTGAACTATGTAATCTTGTATATAATAATATTCGCGAGATGATTATTACCGCTAAACATACTATATTTCAAAATCGCAAAAATAGTAAAAAAAAAATAGTTGATTATAATATTAATTTCACGGAAATCGTGGATAAATATAAAAAACTATCATACATAGCAAAAAAAGAATTTGACTATGTGATTGTGTTAGATTACTTGGAATTTCTCAAAACATGCTCTAATTACATGGCTGAAAAAGAAGATATATTGATTGCAGAAAAATACAAAAATCTTCTAGATATTCTTGGTATTGAGCTAACTAAGGATATCATCGCAAAGTATCCTGATTCTATAATGGAGTTTAAGGAATTCTACGAATATTATGTAGAAAAAATGCTTGAAATCCACTTTAATTTCTAAAAATTGATATATGTACTACATATGTTATATTTTTATATTTTAGGATGCTATACAAATGTATTATGAAAACAAATATTGATGAATCTGTTTATGATAATTGTGAAGAAATTTATAAACAACTTTGTAAAGATAATAATAATAATAAATATGATGAAATTATTTTATCAGATACAATTAATCAGTACGTAGATAAATATTTGGATACTTTGACAACTTATAATTTAAATGCTATACTACTTGCATATGGTATAGATAAAGCAGTAATAAATTATGCAACACATTATAAATTAAATAAAATAAATATTTTAAATTTTTCAAAAAATATTATTAAAAACCTTATTATTAATTCTTATGAAATCACTATATAAATATATATTCCAATTCATATTTTTTATCAATAACCATTTGATTTTTAATTTTATTTATTGTTTTTGTGTCATATATATTATAAAATACATTTTTTATTTTAATCATTTTTAATCCACAACGAGTTTTATATACTGGTAAAGATATATCTAAAATCTTAAAAAGTTCTTTTGTTAGTATCTTTTTATTTTTACCCATATATTTCTATTTATTTTAAATTTTATTTTTTAATATAAGAAAAATAAAAATTGATAGTCTATCTTTATATAAAGAATATCTAAGATACATATATAATAATGAACGTGCTCCTTCCTAAGAACCTCGACATCAACAAAATCAAGTATTCCGAGCTCAAAGTTATGAAATCGGGTGCTAAATCGGTGTATGTTAATTATTCTGGTTCAAAAATCAATATTCAAACTCCTGTTATGAATATTCCTTATGGTGTCAATGATAATCAGAAGTTTATCAAAGATGACCCTAAGCGTAAAGATGAGCCACCTAAGTATGACATTACTGTATCATTTAAGGGTATTGATGAAAATCCTAAAGTCAAAGTCTTTCACGATAAAATGAAAGAACTTGAAGAAAAAATTATTGATGATGCTTTCGCAAATCGTCTTGCATGGTTCAAGAATAATTATGGTGGAAATAAAGATACAGTATCTAATATGTTTTCTAATATTATCAAGCATGACAAGGATAAAGAAACAGGTGAAGTTGTTAATAAATATCCACCGACTTTCAAGGCAAAGATTCCTTATAATCCTCTTGAAAGCAAGTTTGAATTTGATTCTTATGACATGGATAACAAAGAAGTTGATTTTACCGAATATGTAAGTAATCTTAAAGGTGGTCGTGCGCAATTTATTATTCAGCTAAATGGAATTTGGTTCTCTGCTGGTATGTTTGGATGTAGTTGGAAGATTGTATCTGGTAAATTTCAACAATCAAATGCTTCTAAACCTACATTTATCCCAGATAGTGATGATGATGTAGAAGAAGATGAAGAAGATGATGAAGATATTGAGGTAGATACTGATGCTATCAAAGCAAAAACCGAAGAAAAAGAAGAAGAAAAAGAAGAAGAAGAAAAAGAAGAAGAAAAAGAAGAAGAAAAAGAAGAAGAAAAAGAAGATGAAGAAGAGGATGAAGAAGAGGGGGGAGAAGAAGAGGATGAAGAAGAAGAACCTGAGCCTCCAAAGCCAGTTAAAAAAGCTCCTGTTAAGAAAGCTGCTAAGAAATAAACTACGATTTATACAATTTATATTATATTATATTTATTTTTTTATAGTATAAATATTATTATTATCACTATAATTGACATAATAAATCTACCTAATGGTAGAGGTTCATTATAATCCTCGTCAAATATATCTATATTTTTTGATATTAATTTAGCAATCATATCTAATATTTTATAAGCAATTGGTAAAGATAATATAGCAAAAAATAATCCACCATAAAAAGCTGTTTTAAATTTACATATATATTTATCCATAACACTTTCAGTTTCTTTTTTTAGTTGCAATGCGGAAGGAGGAGTATATACAAAATCAGGTGTATACTTGATATCGTTATTATTATATGTATTCATTTATTACATATATTCTACATAATAATATAGTAAAAAATTATTTGGACTATTCAATGTTTGACCTAAATTAGAAATTTCACTAAATGTAAAACTTTCTGACATGTTACCATCAATAAATGAATCATTACCCAATATAGAAAATACATTTGATAATATTGATGATGTATTTAATCCAGACATCCACGATGGTATATTTTCATAAAAATCATTTGAACACATTGCGAGTGCCTTTACGAAATTACAACATAAAACATATAAATCATTTTTACACTCCTTTAACATTTTTATTCCATCTTTGCAAAAATTAAATACAATATCATCATCTGTAATATCTTTAAAATATTTATTACTTGCTTCAATAGATGTTGAAAAATCCCTAAAATACTTTGTAGTCTTTAAAATATCTTCGTTTGACATTTTATTTAACCAGTCTGGGCTATTATAAAATCCACGTCTTTCCAATTCTATTGATAAATCAGTAAATGCGTGCATATTATTTTGCCAATTATATTCAATCTTCCTCCGCGATATGTTGTTATATTCCATAAATTTATTAATTTTCCAAATTATATTACTACATATTTTTTTTCTTGTATATGGATTATATGGCTCTTTATCTTCATCTTTACAATTACTTACAAAATGCTCTAATTCTATAACATCAAATCCAAATGTTCCATTACAATCTTTAATTATAAATAATCTATTATTTGGTATATTTACAATATCTTCGCACGAAAATAAATCCTCAGTATTAATAATGTCATTTTTATCAATACCCCGTGATAATAAATGGTATTTGTATTTATCTTGAAATAATCCTAATTTTCTTGTACTATTTATTTTGTATGTATTAGAGTTTAAATCATGTAAATAATTAAATAAATCTTGTTTTTTATATTTTTTTTTTCCCAAATATTTCTTAGATATTAATAATAATATTTTATAAGGTATATTTTTAAGCAATTCAATAAATAAATAACCTGGTTTTTCCTCTTTATATTCAATTATATTATTAGTAATATATTTATACATATTAAAAATATCATTCATTGATATATAAGTTTTATTTCCAAATATTTTATGGAATATTTTATAAATTAATTCATTGTTATTTTTATGATATCTGCAAAATACAGAATTATACTTAGAATACATCTTACATGTTTTAAAAGTTTTTTTATTCCTACAAATACATTTCATTGTATCTTCCATATAATTATTATTTAAAATAATATATTTTTTTTTTATATATTAGCTGGATATAATAACTCCGCATTAACATAACTATTATAATCATATAATTTTTCATCCATCATAACGTATTTAACACCATCCTTGCTAACAACTTTTCCTTTATTCTTTTGCATTTTTTGATATTTTTGGTGTTGTTGTATTTTATTATCGGCAGCAATATTATCTGTGTATGCTAGTTTATTATTGTTTACATTAATGGGCCAATTATAGCATTTATATCCATTTTCTAATGGTTTATTTTTTTTTGAATGAGTAACACAATCAATAGATGATGATTTTAACATATTCATAAATGAATTTATTAGTTTATCTTTTTTTTGCGCCAAATGTAATATATGTTCATCTGTTGTTAATTCATTGTCTTTCTTTCTCAAAGTTGGATTATTGGCTAATTGTTCTTTTGTTAATTTCATTATATACATAAATACTTCTACATTTTGATCTTGTTTTGGCAAAAAAACATGACTACAAGTTCTTACTGCACGACCAATAACTTGGTTTATTCTAACAGAATTCCAGAAATATTCAGTTATTAATACACGACGAACATTTTTAAGAGAAATACCTTCTGCACCTGATTGTGTAATCATCATCGTTTTTACTAATTTTCCATATCTTTGGTCAATACTATCTATATTTTCAATTTGCATTCTGATATTATCTGGTAACATCGAAAAATCTCCATTGAATAAATTCATAAGTATATTTGTTTTTGTTCTATCTGCATTGAAAACTACATAGCGCTTACCGTCATATTTTTCATCAAATACATCAATATCTTCTAATATATATCCAAAATCCTCATTTTTAGTTACATTTATTTCAACATATCCATTTCTATTCATTATTTCTTTTAAAACACCTAATCCTTCTACCATACGAAATTGTGAATAAACTAATACAGTTCCCGGTGATTCATTTATATCTTTTAACATTTCAGCAAATTTCGGACTATAAAATTTCTTTAAATTATCTACTTCAATAGCATCGCTTTTTTCTAATTTACTCATAGCATCTTCTAGTTGTTTTTCATATTGTGCGGCAACTGCTTTATTAATATCTTTTTTATCTACTTCTACATCATCATCGTCATCATCGTCATTTTTAGCTAGCTCTTTTTTCATGACCATACGAATATCTTGTGGAAATGCCCTTTTAATATTATCTGGAAATACAAAATTGCAAATCATTCTACTAAATGCTCTGTATACAGAATTAACGTCAGCATTTTTATTATTGCCAAAACGTTTTTTTCTATCATCCATTTCCATTTCTTTACGTCTTACGTCAACATATTTACTTAATTGGTGACCAGTCATATTTAGATATTTGAAATTCGTTGGTAATATTCTAGGAAAGAATTCTGAACCAGTTGTTTTATAATAACTTAATATACCTAATACACGTCTCTTAAATAAATCTTCATTTTTAACTTTGATATTTTCAGGATCTGTATCATCGACAAATAATTTATTAAATTCATCAGAAATATTTGGAAGAGCATAGTAATTTTGTATTTTACTTTTAATAGAAACTTTTATATCAGTTTTATTAATAGATTTTGTTATATTGTCAATTATACTTTTTTCTGATTTATCCCATTTATCTTTTTTGATAGTAGAATTATCACTTGTTTTACGCACAAAATCTTGTGTTAATAATATAACACTAATACTATCTTTATTTAGGTGTATTTCATCAACATATTTATAAAGATTATTATCGCTTAATGTTTTTACGATTGCAGCTTTATTAGGTGGTTTAGAAGCTTTTAACAAAGGTAATTCATAAGATGTCATGGGGCCTCGTATTAAATTAATTAGTGTCGCTATTTCATAAGGTTGATTTATAATAGGTGTACCTGATAATAAAACCATCTTAATATTTTTAGCAGTCATCATATGATTATAAATTGCACGCGCTAATCTTGAACCATTAACAATTCTACTAATAAAATTATGTATTTCATCAATTATTACAAATGTATCATCAAAAGGAGATTTACCCAATTCTTTTATCATTTTTGCTGTTAATCCATTATAATTGATGAAAGTATAGCGATTTCTTATAATATGTCCAATTGTTGCATCAACATTATCTTTATATTTGCTTGGTATTTTTGAGTATTTAGTTTTATCAATAACGATTTCTGAACCAGCTATATCATCATCATATAATGGTACCCAAACATGCCCGTCTTTTTTAACTATTTTATCGGTAATGGCATATTTTGCGAGAGCATTCATCATTTCTTTGTTAGATTTTGTTACTTTTATCATAGTCCATGATTTCTTTAAATTTAATCCTGTTGTTGATATTTTCATTAATTCGTTTTCATAATTTTGAGATAATGATGCTGGTGTCATTATAACTACTTTTTTTTTATTAATATAGCCTTCGGCAGCAGCAATAGATGCAGCAGATTTACCAGATCCTAATTCGTGATATAATAATATGCCTCTATAAGGACTATTAAATTGCATATAATCTTTTACAATACGCTGTTGTGGAAATAAAGATATATTTTTAATATCAATATCACAATTATCACCAGAACATTCACATGATTTATCCTTTATTTTAGTATCATATTTTGATGGATGAAATGTATTATATATATATTTATTATAACCTACGCGATTAGGTAGTATCCAATCATTTGGCTTTACTTCTATATTCATGCCTTTCTAATATAATAACTTAAATTTAAATTAGCAAAAAAATAATATAATATATAATATAGTAAAATGATTAATATTGAAAAATTGTTAGATAAATGTGAATGTATGACTTTATTATGTACTCGTACAGCTACATATTGGAGTTATGTTAAAATTGGCTTTAATATACCATTAGTATTTACAAGTTCAGCAATGTGTATTATTAATAGTATTAGTACAGATGCCAATGTTGTAAAAATCCCTAACATTGTAGTGAATGCTTTAAGTGTTCTTATAATGTCTCTTTCAAATAGCATAAAATCAAGTGAAAAGTTTGAAATATTCAAAAAATTATCACAACAATTTATGTTATTATCACAAGAACTTGAAGCACTTGAACCCGATGATGAAAATATTAAAGAAAAACTTAATATAATAAACTTAAAATATGAAAATTTAATTCAAGATTGTGCGTTTGAAGACATAACACAAAAAAATAAAACAAATGTCGCTAAATTATTTGGAGATGCCAATAGATATCTACCAATACAATTAAATGGTATATCTTGTAATAATATTGTTAAAAAACAACCAATCGTGATAACGCAAAAAGACGTATCTCTTGTTACTATTGATGATTCAAGTGAAAAAAATATAAAACGCGCAAAAGCTAATTTAGACTTAGAAGCTAATTTAGAAGTATGATTAGCTATATAAAAATCCCATATCTTCATATATCATACTCTCATCATCTGTATCCTCGTTAATTGCCGATAATTGTTTTTCATTTTTTTCCTCATTGTCATACATATTATTAATATCATACATATTCTCATCTTCCTTATTTTCTTCAACATTCATTAAATCATTTCTAATACCAGCTTTTTTTAAATTACTAATAAGTTGATTTTCATCTACGGTTTTATCATTTAATATGCTAAGCTTTTTCTGCTTATTTTCTTCTCTTTTCTTATTTAAAAATTCAATATTATCTTCCATTGTTGGAAAGGTAGATACATCGAAAGTATTTAGCATATATTTCATAATATTTTTTGCATTCAATTCCACAAATTCTCTTGGTAAATCTATTTCTGAACGTATTTTTCCGTTTTCTACGCTTTCCGGGCTAAAAGGTAAGCATAATGCTCTGCTTAATATATACAAGTTAATTTTATTTATATCAACAACTACATCATCATTTAATACCTTATTTAATTTATAAATGTCTTTCATAATATCTTTGATATATTTAATAGATTTATCAACAAGCAAATTGATATTATAATCTTCATATTCTTTTTTATATTGAAATAATATTTTACATATATTTAATAATATTTGTTTTATATTAATATGTTTTGACATAAAGTTATTAACTAAATCTTTATTGTTAATTCTGGCTGTTTTTGCCATTATGTTAATATTGGACTCAATGAATTTATTTATATTTTTGGAATTATTTTTTAATTCGTCTATAATATTGTTAGGTAATAAAGGATTTTTATCATACATTGTTTCAAGCCAGTCAAAAAAAATATTTTCATTGTTATTGATACCATAAATATAATCATCAATATCTATTTTATCAATATTACTATCTTTCATTATTTCATCCTTGATACCATCAAGATTAGGAACATATCTTAAATCTCTTGCTTTATTTGTAGCTCTATTGGTAGAATAAAACTTTTTAATTGCTATTAAATCTTTTCTACCAGCTTTTACTAAATCAGCATCATTATCAAAAGTTTCATCTATTTTTTTCAAGCAACAACCAACTAAATATTTATGTATTTTTTTATAATTCACACCAGGCATATATAAAAGTGCATTTACAAAGTCCTTTTCTAGTTTTTCTTTATTACCTTCTTTATAACTTTTTAAGAGTTTAGCTTGTTCTTTTAAACCACGTTCTACCTTTTTTTTTTCAGTATTTATTTCATATTTCTTTTTTAATTCGTCAACTATATCACTATATTTATCTGTAATTAAATTTTTTACACTATCATATATACTATCTAAATCAACACCAAACTCATTATCTTCTTTAAAGTTTTCTATTACACATTCTAGTAAATATGGTAACACGCCATTCTTAGCATTATTTATAGGTGCGCCATATAAATACCATTTATCTACAAAATAATTATTTAAATAGTTATCATCAATTAATATGGTATTATTTAGGATTTTTTCTTGAATATTTACAACCCAAAATGCTATTGATAATGTTAATATATTGTTAAGAGTTTCCACATATTCTTTATTTACGGCATATATTATTTTGGTAATATTTGAATCTTGGTCTTTTACTATACCTTCCATAATCATTTTAGGTTTAATTTTAATAAAATCTGTTATAGCTTTATGTTCAATATCTAATTTAGCTTCATTGAATGCTTTATTATATCTATTATATTTAGTTGGTACACTTTTATAATATTTAAAAAGCTCATTGCATAGCAATTCATAATCTAATTCTAGATGTGACAATTGACTTATATTACTTAGAAAATTTAATATTATACGCAAATATTCTATAAATCCTTCTTCATTTTTATAAGTAATGTTTTTAAGATATTTATCAAAATTATTAATTTTTTTATTTTCATAAATATTTTCATTTAATTCAGTGGCAATATTATCCATTTCTTCAAGGTTTAGATTTTCATGAATAAATTCATCATCTATACCACCTTCATAATTATCTATGTCAGCACCTTCTTTTATTTCTTTGGCTTCACGATATGATAATAAATATTTTTTACCATCTGTATCATAGTCAAATATATGATCTTTTGAATATTCTAATAATACTTTCATATATTCATGTTCATCAATGATATTCTCGGTATTTTCATGTGTATCTATAATATTATTAATTGCATCAATGCTTTCATTAATATTAATATTTTTGAGAGATGCCCTTATATTTTTAAGTATATTATCTGGATTTGCATCATTGAAATGTATTGAATTAATTATATCATATATATTAATTTTTTTTATATCAACTAATTCTTCTTCTATAATATTATTAACACGATAATCTTCAAGGGAATCTTTTAAATTAGCTAGAAAGTTTATTGTTTTATCATTTAATTTAATTAATTTAATAGAAGATGATAGTTTTTCAAAAAATGTTAGTTTTTTATTTATGATATCGCTCTTCTTTATTCTATATGCTCTATTAACATTATTGCGTTCTTTTTCATAATTAGTTAAAGATTTCATATGATCGCATAAAACTTCAAAATCTTTATCATTTATAAAATCTAATGAATGTCCGAATCTTTTAAATATATTATCAATATTACTATAATCAAGAGCAAAACAATCTTTGAGATATTCAATAATATCTTCAATTTTAGGTTTTACAGACTTAACTAATTTAGCAACATTATTATAACCATCTGTTTTTACTAAATTAATATTAATAGAATTTTTTAAATGCGAAACAATCTTTGTATAAACATAATCATTAACAGTACATGTTGGTATTTTATAATAAGCAGATAATAGTGGTAAATTAACATCATCAATTGGAAAAACAGGATAATATACAGGATATTCTTTATTTTCTGGTTCAATCATAGCATTAATGCGGGATGGTGGTTTAAATTTTAGATTTTTAGATGTTGAATCATAAGTAATAGCGAAAAAATATCTATTCTTGGCTTCATTGTGTTTTATAGTATTGAGTTTAGTTAATTTATTAAAATACGTAGCATCTTTTTGAATATCTTCCCATTCTAATTCATTGTTTTTTTTTATAGCTTCTGATGAAAAAATATAATTAGAATAATCAGAAATATCTCCATTTTCAGATTTATTGTAATTTAATATGTCATAAAATAATTGAGTAACAGATTCTGAACGTTTTCTATTTTGAAACATTTCATGTAAATTCTCATATATATCATTGCGTGATAATGCAATAAAAAAAGGGTTGTCTTTAATAATTTCATCTAAACTCAATATTTCTAAATATTCTATATCATTTAATTCTTCATCTTCAATAGTAAAAATATTATTTTCTATTTCAACAGACATTTATAAGATAAAGCTTTCTCTTTTAATACAAAGATATATTTTATAAAACATTATTTTCAATAGAGAATTTATTCCAATTAATTTTGATATTAGATAATGTATCAATAATATCTTTACAATTTGCTTCAAAGAATGATATTATAATTTTATCGTCTGTAACATCTTCAAGTGTAATTCTAACAATCATTAATTGTTTCAATGGGTGTGGGCAGATATATCCTACATATACACAATTTGTATTATTAAACTTGCTTTTTTCGCGAATATATTTATTATGTATAAATGATTGTATTACATTTCCAATTGTATCATCTTCATTTTCTATAATGAATTCATAACATCCTTCAATATCTTGAAATTTTTGTAATTTAATTTTAGTGGATGCATCTAAAATTACTAATTCTTGTCTAATAGTATTTAGCTTTTCAATCATTATATCAAGTGATTTTGGTATCAAATATTTAGGACCAACATTTATATTAATATATTCAATATCAAATTTGAATTTATTTGGGTCACCATATTTATTTTTATAATAACATCTTTCTTTATCCAAAACGTTATCATATTTAGATGCTTCGGTAGGTTCTTGTACATATGTAAAATTAGAAAGAGATACTGGATTAAATGAAGCATTATCCCTGGAAGTACGTTTAACAACATTGGCAGTAAAGTGTAGATGTTCACCTTGACGTAATCTTGTAATTAAAATATTATCATTGGATACTTTATTTGGTGGAAATAACTCTTTCAATTTTTTATCAGATAATTCCTCACCGTTCATAGTAGCTTTTATATCACTAGTTTTAACATTTAATGTTTTACCAGTTTCATTTTTAACATTTAGTTTTAATTTTAGACTATTATCTTCGTATAATTCAATTTCTTCTTCTGTCAAACATATAGGGATCAATCCAATGCGATGAATAATAAATTCATTGTGTAAAGCACCGGTATTAGTAATTATATTTACAGTAGGCTCGTCTTTATCTAACTTTTCACCAATTACACCAGGGATTGGTATATCTGTTAAAATAGTACGTCGTAAACCATTTACAATAGCCAAATCCATATTATTAATTTCAAAATTATGGTTGTTAGTGGGATCTTTAATATCAAAGGTGTAATTTTCAAACATGCTGTCCTTACTTATATATTAATAAAAATCTATATCTTATATATCAATTTTTAAAAAAATAATTAGCGTTGTTTAATTTTATCTATTATGCTTTTTAAATTATTTAGTGTAGCTACTTTTGCTTCTTGTTTTACAGAAAGTAATCTTTTAGTTTCTTTTTTTGCTATAATTTTATTGATATGTACTTGTAAATTTTTTATATCTTTATGCATAGTATTAGCACGTTTTAATTCTTCTTTAAAATCTTTTTGATAAGATGGCAAAAAATCTAATTTATTTTGTTTTATACATTTTTGTTGTTTCTTAATATTTTTTAATAGATTTTTTTCATTTTTACATTGTTTTTTTATCATTTGTTTTAATGATTTTATATTTTCTCCAAGTGTTATTTTACCACCACCAACTTGCATATTATTAATTATATTTTTTATTTTATTATTTAGTTCACTTTGCACTTCTCTTCTAATATTATTAATTTGTTGTTGCGCATTAAGTTTATCAAATTGCTGACTCATTATAGAATAGCCTCCTGTTTGGCAACATGTTGAGTGATTATTTATTAAATCTTGTTGTCTAAATTTAATATCATCATAAAAATCTTTAAGATAATATGTTGAACTCATTTAATCTATTATAAAAAAAGAATTTAATTAATTAAAACCAGTTAAAATACCATATATAACTAGTATTATTATTAATATCATTGGTAGTGTTGATAATATTGTTACAATCCAACTCCACATATGACATTCTCCTGATGTTAAACAGGTTATATTATAAGCTGTTATTAATATAACTAAAATATATAGTAAATATGCCAGCATATATAATCCAATGCCTTCCATATAAATATTTAAAATTAAAGCAATAATTGTAAATATTATACTAATCACAATATAAACCCAACCTTGTGTTGAAAAGTAGTTCATTCTAATATAATAAGATATTTTATGAAATAAGACTATTCATAATTGCGAAACACATCGATGTCCTTGGATTCATTTCATTAATAGGATTGGATGCGAAGAATTGAATTAGTGTCTTGATGTTTTTGATATCATTGCATTGACAAAGATAATAGTATACATTTGCTGATGTAATCATCTTTTTATTGTATGTTGTAACTTGAAGATTCCTAAGTTGTGCAAGATGATATTGAATAATAGGAGGAAACTGTTTATCCAAATCTTTATTCATTTTATATCTACCATACTTTGGAAAGTATGTTGTAGTTGATACATAATAGTTATAGAGACTATCTTTAATTGTAGAAATTAGCGTATGAATTAGATATGTTGGGTCAATATATCTACCATTATTATCAATTGGTAGTACAATATTTGGCACATAATTACTAATATAATCCTTGATAGTATATTCTTGTTTATTTTTCATATATACGCTAAGAATATTCATCCAGGTATTTGGATGGCATGGATCAGTTTCTTCACGATAGTTAATAATTTCTGTTGATACTTTATAAAGTTTAACTAAATTATCTTGTTTCTTTTTAATGATTAGTCCGTAACTATATGGATTACTATTGATATATCCTATAGCATCTGTTATATTTGTAAACTCTTTTGGATAATTGATACCAACTTCCACATAATCTTGAAGTCGCGTTGTATAAATATCTTCGTCTACAAATGTATTTCTATTTTTAGTATTAACATGAACGAGTTCTTTGTAGTTTTCACCTAAAATATTTGTGTAATCAATAATATGAATATTTTCATAGTGAACAATAATAAACTCGTAAGCCATTTCTGGGTTCAATGATGCTACAAATTTACTTCTTAGAATTTTTGATACTTCATTTGGTGTAAGTGATAGCTCATGATCAGTGAGTTGTTTTCCATAATATTTATACAGAATTTCATCAAACATATTACCATGTGTTTTTGTAGGATGTGAAAATTTAGAACTATTAGCATCCGGACAGCTTGATGTTCCAAAATGCCATTCGCCATTATGATTATACACACTAATCATAGTACCATCATAAGCTTCGTAACATTTATCTTTATCATTATAAATATTTGTTATATATGTATTAATATCTACACGTACTGGAATAGAATTAGCATATGTTACCACAACATTATTATTGAATGATAGTGTAAAGTCTAGTATGATACTGCGACATTGCTCATAAAGTTCACGATAATCATATAATTCTCCCATTTTATAATTATTGTGTAGCAACACAATATCAGATCGGTTTTTGAATTTCTTTACCTTAATATTAGGCCAAAGATGATATTTTTTCAATACCATAATTAGACAATTTGCATATGTTTTATTATCATCATTGATACTATTGTAAATATCATAGGTCTCAGAAATGATTTCGTTGACATTTTTGGGGAAACTGGTTGTAGGTAGAGATGAATTCATAATAGTAATTACTAATAAGCTTATAAGTCTTATATCAATTTTTTATTTATCTACCTTATTTTTACAATATTTATCAAACCAATTTTGTCCTACGATTTTTGAAGCTTCATCGGTAGTCATTTGATTTTGTATGATACCTTCTCGCATTTTTAAAAAGTATTCTAAGCTTTGATATTCAAAGCCTTCTTTTTTTATTACCATTTGATATAACATGGGGTATCTCTTTTCAAAAAACTCAACTTTATCAATATTATCTTTTAAAGTAGTAATAATATCCTCAAACTCCATTTTATTTCTATTTTCTTCTATATAAAGCATAATATCTTGAACTACATTTCTTATTTCAAGAGTTCCCATACCATCTTTAACAAAATCTTGGTCGTCATGTGTTTTTTGCTTTTTATCTTTTCTACCCATTTATATAGTTGTTATATTATTATCTTCCTTATATACTTAGAAAAATAGTACATAATTCTCTAAATATCTTAAAAATCTTAAAGTTATAAAAATTTATAAAAAAATAAAATTATGTACTCAAAATACTATTTTTTCTAATATATTAATATAAATAGAGATATCAATAATGAAAAATGAATTAGAATATACGGAGCTTGATTATTCTCCTGATGTTCCTATACCACCTCCTTCTAAAAATGCAGGATTATATACTGGTAATGTGCTATTTGATAAGAAACCATGGGGTAATACCTATGTAACACCTTATATAGAACCTGATGCTGTATCATTTAGTGCTCAATTCTACGCTAGTCATCACATACCATCATATAATAGACCTGGTAATAATACATTAAATACTGAATTATATAAAAAATATAATTTAACTAATGATAATTATAATTTTAGCTGTCACATCAACGAAACTTTTGGTTGAGGCTTCTTAATATTATCCTTATTTTTTTTAAGAAAATCACAGATATACTTATATGTTTCGTTAACTTGTTCAAAAGTTATTCCTCCTGTAATTAGTATACTACCACTTTCAAATAAAGCCCCTGTTACCTTTTTACAATCACCTATTTTATCGCCACTACCTTTTCCATAACACTTTGTAGGGCAACAACAAATGCCATTTTTATGATCACTAAATTTATTCCAGAAATATTCTAGTTTGACACCTTGATATATTCCCGGTTGGAATGAACATTTATTATTATATTCATCGTTAATAAATGTTCTATGAATTTCTTTGCGTTTTAATTCAAACCCTTTGGTCATCTCAGGATCGCAGTAAACTTTGAAATCAGTATTAATCATTCTTATTTTAAAGTTTTGATACTCTAATTTATTTACATCAGTATCAGATATTACTATTTCTTTTGTTACATTTTTGTAAATATTCTTAATATTCTCAATAATGTAATTAACAATTATTTCAGTATGTTTAACATCTTTGATACCAGTTAATTGTATATTACCATTTTTAAATATTTTTACATTAGGAATATATTTATCATTAAACATATAAATTATAGTTACTTGGTTATCAAAGCGATTTTTTTTAACCTTATCTTTTTTACTTTTTCTACGTTTTTTCGGATAAGTACCACGAGAAACATCTTCACCATCCTTCATAAATTGAATCCATACAATACCTTCCTTATTATCAAAGCATTCTTCTTTGATACTAATATTATCAAATAATACATTTAAATTGATATTCGTATTGATGCCAATATTTGCATTGCAAGTAATTGTTGAAATCCTATAAGGAGAAAAGTAAATTTCCGACATTGTACGTAATATATAAAGGTTATAGCTCTTATATCATTTTTTATTTTACAAGTTTTAATTTATTTTCAATTGCATTTTTGGATACAATTGGTTCTTTACCTTGATTATTAATATTATCAGTTATATTTTTAATATATGAAGTATTTACTATTTCATAATTATGTGTTGTTGTTATCATAGGTGGTAAATTTAAAATGTGTGTTTTGTCATTTGTTAAATGACTACTTCTAAATTCTTCAATTGTAAGTGGTCCGTTAAAAATTTTTAACAAAAAACGCGATGGAGCTGGACGGATCGCTTTGTCACATCCATAATGTTTACTCAGCATTTGTATCAAACTATTTATTTCCCAAACTTTATCACTTCCACAATGAGAAGAGAAATTATATGCATTCGCACATTCTAAAGAACAAAAGTTTCCAAATGACACATACGTATCTGTTTTTACATTATATTTATATGGCATGCCGTAAGTACGATTTTTAATTGGATGACAACACCAATAACAATTATTATTATTGTTAAGTATATCCTTTGCATATCCATATTCTAACATATATTCATTATTAATATCAATATTTTCTAGATTATTGTCCTGAATATTATTATAATGATTTGAATCATTTAGATAAAAACAATCAGGTTCGTAAGGTTTTGGTGCCTCATGTGCTACATCATTATCTTTTTTATTACTATCCCCCTCAGTAATTGGCAATTGTAGTATAATATCTTCATTTTCTATAAGTGTTACATCTTTTACCATTGTATTCATTAAATTCTTCTTTTTTTTTATTTCTATTGATTTATCATCATGATTTTTCGGTTTTCTAGGCATATTTGATAAGTTATTAATGTATATAAGGTTATATTATTTATATGTATTTTAGTCAAAATAATTTTTGATATATGATATTCCTTTCTTTACATCATTGTTCATTTTTTCGATTGGTGATTTAGACGAATGTAAGCTTTTAGTAGAAGATGGCATAATGCATTTATTTTTTATTTCTTTAATTTCCTTGCTTAAAGATGATATTATATCTATTAAATATTTTATGATAAAACCAGCTAATAATAAAATTATTAATGCAAATAAGTCCATTTCTTATTTATTACTACTTTGAAAGAATAAAAAAAATTAAACAAATTTTAATTGCGCGCTACCATTTATTATAGAAAGCACATTAATTTCTTTTACAAAAAAATTAGCTTCATATAAGACATCATAATTATAATTGTCACCCAATACATCTTTTGTAGCATTTTGAATTTTATTGAATGTTTCATCATTAGTAAAATCATTTGTAGTAAATGTTACTGATGTTTTAATTTGTGAATTATTATAAGAACCTGATGTATTTACTTTTTCTGGAAAAAGAGCAAATGAATAACAATATATACCAGTTCTTGGTATATTAGTGTGATAATAATATGGTTGAATATTATTATAATATTCAGCATTATAATCAGCACGATTAGTATCATTTGCCCATTTAATAACAGCATTATTCATAATATGCATATTTTCAGAATATATTGATGAACCAGTATAATTAATATAATTGTTATATTTTGGAATCATATCTGTACGTCTTAAAAACCATATAATTTCTTTAATATGATTATTTGCATTATTAATATCGCATGTAACCGTTGATTGTGATACATTATCAACATTGACTTTTGACATTTTAACAGTATCAATAATATAATCCATACTATTTGTTTCAAGAAGCATTTTACTTCTTTCAGTACTATCCAAAAATACATACGTTAAATGTAATTTATTTTGAACATCGTGATTTTTATTTTTTATAAAGTTTTTTATAGATATAGTATCAGTATGTAGCTCATTATAGAAACTACTACTAACATAAGTATTTAATTTATTTGTCCAAACTTTATAAAGTGACTCAACGCTACGTTGATTTGTATATACGTCTAGTGTTACTTCGTTATTGGCTAATTTTAATAATGGTAATGCTAAAGAAGGATTTCTTGTAAACCAGAAATTTAAAGGTATTTGTATTTCACGCGATTTTATACTTGGTGTTAAACTTGAAAAAGTAGATACTGGGTAATTATTATTATTAAGTTTATTATTCACAAATTTATATTTTGATTGAAAATTATAAGGAGCTATCAATTCTTTTACATTACCTATTAATTTATTATATTCAATACCATCTTTATTAGTAAGTTCATTCCAAATATTCATCCAATCACTATACAATGTTTCAATAGTATTACCATCTATTAGAAGTTCAACACGATCTATATAATTATATCCAATGTTTTCTATCCATCTAAATTTCATATCATTTGAAGAATATATATTAGGTAATCTAAATGATAAATACATATTCGTTAACAAATCAGCACGACGTTCAATTTTATATGTCATTTTTACACTTTGAAAAAAACCACCATTAGCATTATTTATTGGTGGTGTTTCATAACTTTCTAATGCAAAGTTAGTATGTTTTTTATAAACATATTTATAATAATTGATACATGGGTTAGTTGTAATATATTGATCCATTTGCCCGGTTAAAACCAACTGCATTAATCCACCTCCCATTTTTATTGTTATATCAATACCTTAATAATATCTTATATATTATTAATAAATTTTTCTAAATTAGTATATGTTCTGGCATCTTCAAAAGCCTTTACCATTTTATCCTTGTTATTAGATTTATCTACAAGTAATATTGTAGGAAATCCTTGAATATCAAATTTTTTTACTCTATCCATCTTATCCTTCATATTGTATTTCTTAAATTCACATTTATTAGAATGATTTTTTTCTAATTGTTCCCATACTCCACTTTTATTGAATTGGTCACAGTGTCCACAACCATCCATATAATAATATTCTAAACTATAATTTTTATTACTATAAAATCCTTCGCATATATTTTTACTATTTAATAATAATACAAACATTATCAACGCAAAAGTAGCTAATATAACATATTCTATTTTAAAAGAATTTTTCACCATTTAATTTTCTATCTAAAATATTGTTAGATAATTATATTTTATTATTGCTATTACTGCATGGTGTATATATAACCAAATTATAAAAGTCGCTACCATTCTTTTCTACAAAATCTTTAAATTTTTTATCATTTATCATTAATATTCTATAATCTAGTTTATCATAATCTATTTTTTTATTATTTACAACATATACGCTATTATTATTTTGCTCTAACATATATTTGTAAATAGATACATATTTTTCATTACCATAAACTATTAAAGTACGATAAATTAATTGATTTTTATAAACTTCTTCCAACTTGTTTACAAAATCACTAAATGATTCAATGCTTTGAATAGCAATAGTCATTTTATTATATATATTATTATTGCCTTATGTATTTAATTATATAAGATTATTTATATAGTATTATATAATACAATGAATGATAGTATTATTAAAATAGATATTTCATATTTTCAGGATAGATATAATCAAATAGAAAAAATACCGGAAAATATCAAAAATAAGGCAGTAGAATTTAATGATACTTATAGTTGTTTTAAATCATATTATGACCCCAAAATGATATGGGTTAAAAAAAATTATAATAAAAAAGAAAAACTTGTTACAACAAAAAATAGATTTCATATTATAATCCCTGATTTTACCGATAACTCAATGTTGAAACGTAAATTAGTTGGATTATTAAATAAAATAACTACAAAAAATAAAAACACTATATATGAAAGCATTAAAGAAATAATTAATGCAAATGATAAAAATAGCGTGTTTGAAATTATATGGGAATATATAAAGCTAAATGAAAACTGCTTGTACACAAACATATTGACATTTTTTGATGAAAATATTTTACAAGAGAATATTGAAGCTAAATGGAAGAATTACATAGAATTTGAGGAATGGAATCCTCCAAAAACATTTTATGATAATGATATATTGTTATTGAACGATGAATATGATTTATATTGCGATTATATTAAGTGGAAAAAAAATATAAATAATCTTAATAAATTATGGATAAAATTTAAGTTGAATGAAATTTATGTTTTATTGGAAATATTATTTGAAAATACAATTAATATTCTAAAAGAAAACAAGGAATATAAACATATTCTAGATATTTTTCTAGAACAATTATTTAATATATTGAGTGTAACAAAAACAGCTAAAATAATTAATAAAATAAAAAATATAGATATTTCAAAATTTAATAATTCTACAAAGTTTTTAATATATAATATTTTAGATTTACAAAATAAATAATTTCTATATTATAATATAGAGCAAGAAAAGTTAAAAATCATGAAGGAAGAAAACAATCTATCTTTTTATAGTAGCTTAATAATTCAAATGATATTTGTTATATTATTATTAATAATATACACATATTTATACAAGTTAGAAAATATCGGCTGTGAATGTTCAGAACATCCTAACAAAGATTTCATAAAGAATTTCACAATAATTGCATTAATATACTTCTTTGTAACTGCTTTTGTTTCCTTAAAATCAGTTGCTAGAAGCATGGGTGGTGTAATTGTACAATTAGTAGCTATTGCAACTTTCGTATTCTTCTTACTATTTGTTGTATATATCTACTATGCATTTGACTATGTTAAATATTTAACTAATGAAAAATGTAAATGTTCAGAAGACATGTCTAGAGATATCATCGCTATTGGCACTATGATATCTTTATTCTTATTCTTAACCTTATTATTCACCATTATTATTATCCCAATTTTACTAAGCACTTTAAGCAACTTATTATCTCGCATTGAAGTATTCGAAGAAGAAGTAGAAAATACTATTCGTAACCCAATGCGTACCTTAAATTCTACTCCTGACAGAATAGCGAAATCTGTAAAAGATGTAGGCAGCTTCGTTAAGAAAAGTGCTAAAAAAATAACTAATGTCCGTGGAAAAAGATAAACTTATTTAAATATTTAAAGTACGAGTATTTGCTCCTTTTTTTCCTGATTTTTTTAATATTTGAATATCAGCAGTATCTTCAATTATTGATGTTATTTCTTCATCGCTGACAGAAAGAGTTTCTATGCGATTATTTAAATCATCTTCAACTGATATATTATTATGAACATTATTTATAATATTATCTACATCATTTGCTGATTTATTACTGAAATTATTTTGTTGATAACTCGGCATTTCAGATGATATAGGATCGCTATTTAAAGAACTAAACAAGTTACTTACCATACCAAATAATCCCATACTATCTCCACCCATGCTGCTTTGCGGTGGTTTTGAAGCAGCAATATTTGGAGCACCGCCTCCACCACCCATCATATATTGTTTAGCAGCTGCATTTTGAAATTGTTTCATTAATTCAGGATCTGATTTTAATACATTTTCTACATCTGGCATAGGTTGTTCTTTAAACATTCTGCTTGTTAAATGGAACATAAAAGCACTTCCAGATAAAGACATAAATAATCTTAATTCTGGTGCCATTTTCTTTCCAGATGACTTATATTTATAATGTAATTCTTCAAAAATATCATCATAATCATTAATATTCTCATTAACTTGCTCTGACCATCCGTCTAATTTAACTGAAAATGGATCATATCTTGTATTAATATATTCTGTTCCTGATACAAATGACAATAACATTTTTTGTTGAAATCTTACACTACCATCAAGCTCTTTTTCTCTAATAATACGATTGTATTCAGAACGCATTTCTTCTAAGTTAGAATTCATGTTAAACTTGAAAGGTAATTTGAAACCCTTTGATTCTAATCGTTCAAGTTGATATATAATTTCGCGCTTTTCGTTAATTTCATTTCTCACAATATCTTTTGCACTCATATGCTTTCTTTTTGCTACTCTACTTTCTCCACTTGAACTGACACTACCACTTTGTGAAGTTCCACTTTCTCCGCTTTCACTTGTATCATCTCTATTTCTACTACGTATTTCCCTACTTTCCTTGCTATCACCACTAACACTACTGCTTCCACTAACATTACTACGACCACTTACACTACTGACATCACTAACAGATGTACTATCCATATCGTCATCGCGATTTAACTTTTTATTTTTATATATATTTTTCATGTTTTTTATATATTTAGCTTTATCATAATTACTATAGCCAGCAGAACTGCTAGCTCGTGAAGAGTGCGAAGACATAGATATAACATCGTTACTAATTTTTGTTTTGTTAAATAGATCATCGTCTATAAAACCACCTTTATTCATACCATTGTTTTTAGGTATGTTAAAATTAAAAGAATTATTTTTGAAACTATCTTTATTTAATTCTATTAAATCATCAGCTTTATTATTTAAATTTGATATTAAAGACATATTATATATTATTTGAGTTCTAAATGTTTATATATTTACAATAATTTATATATATACTAGATTACGCACTATTTTTTATAAAATTAAACCAGTTCTTAAAAAATATTCTACCTGTTTTTGTAATATATTCTGGATGAAACTGAATACCAAAAATTTTATCCGATTTATTATATACTATAACTATTTTATTTTTCATTTTTTTTATTACCTTATATTTTTTTCCAATACCAACTAAATAATCTTGATGAATGTATGTGTATGTCAAAGTTTTCACATTAAAAGGAACAGATATTTTTATATTTTTAGTATAAGTTTTCATACCATTTTTAAAGCTATTTATATTTTTTTTATTTTTTTTAGCAGCTAAAAATTGTAATCCATAGCATATTGCTAATATAGGTATTTTATATTTAAATACAAAATTGGGTACTGATGGAGAACCTTTTTTAAGAATAAAATAATCAGAACCACTTATTATTATTCCATTTATTTTCCCACTATCTAAAACCTTTTTAATACCAGTTTTATCATAATATCTTTTTATAATTAATTTGGCATTTTTGCCAATAGCCATTCTATATAAATTATGTTGCTTTTTCCAGTTCCACTTATTGCTATACATTGATATTAGTAATATATTCATTTTAATATAATACATTATAATTATCTAATAACTCATTTTTAATATTTGTTCTAATATATGATACTGCTTGTAAACACGAGTCACTTAAATCATCTTTTTTATTATTATTTGCGAAAATATCAAGTAATCTCTGATTATCCTTAATATAATTTTGGCAAATATCAATACTTAGCTTTTTATTATATAAATATTTACTTCTTCTGAAATTTTTAGCATTTTTGTTACCTGCATTTTCTTCGGGTTTTATTTCTGATACATAATTATGTGTTTTTGATTTTAAAGAAGCATTAACCAATACTACATTTTCTACTTCTTTATCCCAATGTTTTATTAAACTAAAATAATTATAAATAATATGCTGTATCGTTTTCATAATACCATTTAAATTAGAAGGCTGATTTTCAATAAGTACATAATCAATTGTATTAATATCTTGTTCTTTTAAAAATCCTACAATATTATCCATTTCATAATAAACACGTTCAGAAATATCATCTATACTTTTTAACTCTTTTTTACTATCAGCCAGAGCAATTATGCGCCAATCAAGAACTTCTATCTTATTTGTTTTTCTCAGTATACATAATGCCAAATTTTTAACACCTATATCAAAACTTATATATATCATTTAATTAGAAATAATACTAATTCTTTATACTTTTTTGCATTGACATAATTATCTTTTTGTTATATTCTTTGATATTATGATTTCTTATTAATAATGTAATATCTCTCCAAAATGTATCATTTGCATAACTACAATTATATTTATTAATATTTCTGTGCTTTTTATAAAGCCATTTATAAAGCTTTTCTTGTTTTTTTGGTTTTGTAGTTTGTTTAATATTATGCATTTTTTTTTGCACTACCATTTTCATTACAAAGTTTTTTAATTCCTTACATTTAAAATATTCTTTATTAGATAAATCTTCCCATAAATTACTGAATTGAATATAATTATATGTTGGACAAAGTAAAAAATTATCTTTAAAATCTACAAACGTAGGATTATTATCAATAATTAATAATTTCTTAGAAATATCATAATCCTTTTTAACTTTCATGGTTTTCAATAATTGGGGTATAATTTTATTTACAGATTTTTTGATCATACCATTTTTATCAACAACGCAATTATCGCGTGTAAAAATAGGGCGATTAAACTTAATATTATTTTGCTTTTCAATAATTGCTATTTCTTTATTAGCCCATGTTTTTTCTGATGCTGTATAAACAAATATAAATGAACTGGAATAGAATTTTTTTATAGCATACATAAATTTAGTAAAATAAGGTCTTATTAATAACGATTCTTTACTATAACTTTCATTTAATTTTTTTTCACAATCTATTTTATTTTTATTAAATGATGATGATGTTGCTTTATTAAAGTTTTTAATATTTTTTTTTAGTATATTTTGTAAATTATATAAATCACATTGATAGCTACAATCTCCAATAATTGTTCCATCTAAATCCAATATAAAAACATATGGATCCATATTATAAATCTATTATAATAAATATATATTTATTATATAATAGTAGAATTATGACTAAATGTTCTAATATAAAATGCGAATATCATAAAAGTTTCTATTTCCAAGAAGGAAATGCTTACGCAAAAAATACATTATCTCTATCTAAAATATCTAATAAAATATCATCAAGCAAATTAAGCAAAGTATCAAGTAATGCTAATTTATCAGGTTCAGTTTCTCATAGTAATAGAAATGTAAAAGCATTTTTAAAGTCATATGTTAATAACAAATATTGCATTGAAAATCGTGCTAAATATTTTAAATATATATATAGTAAAATATCAAAAATAAAAGAAATTTCTTGTTTGCAAAAAAAAAATTTCTATAAAAACACAAAAGTATATAATGGATATACTATTGATGATATTGTAAATTTAGAAAAACAAATTGGTTCTGATAGTGTATATGGTTCTATATTTATAACATCAATTAAAGATGCAATTGGTAAATATCCTATTGCAACAAAATTAATGAAAGTAAATACATCAAATAGTATTGAAAAATGTTTAAATGAACATATTACTAAAAATATACTTAAATTAAAATTATCTAAACACTTTGTTTTTACATATAGAACTTTTTTATGCAACAATATATCCAGTGATGTTCCACCAATTATAAGTAATTTAAATTATTATGTAAATCTAAATGAATTGGCACATGGTGATTTAAAGCAGTTGTGTAAGTTAAAAACATATGTAAGTGATGATATGTTAGTATATAATGTATTTATTCAAGTTATGTTATCAATTATGACATTTCAATGTACTGGATATACTCATGGTGATTGTCATTATGGCAATTTTTTATATCAAAGAAATCCAGAAGAAGGATATTATCATTATAATATAAATGGTAATGATTTTTATTTAAAAAGTTGCAAATATAACATGATGATATTTGATTTTGGATTTGCTAAAACAATCGAACGTGATAATAAAATAACATCAAAAATATTGGAAGATTATGTAAGAATTATATATGCTTTTGCTAATAAAGAAATATTACCTAAATCATGGTCTTATTTTGCTAAATATCCGTCTGATAACGTTTCATATTTCACAAATTACTTACAAAATAAGTTAATAACAATTAATAAAACTTTGGTTTCAAATAGATTAAAAAGAAATAAAAATTTAAAAGATTTAATAAATGAATTAATAATACCCTATTTAACAAAAGCACCAAATAATATTTTTACAAAATATAAACCAATTGGAAAAATAATTAATAATAAACCATTTTTAATTAATGATAGTCTACATTTATGATTTCGTATCTTTTTTTATTTTTTTCTATGTATTTTTTTTTCCTTTCAATAATATATTCAGACATACTTTTATATCCAGCATATATCATGCTATTAAATAATTCTTCAGGTAATTTTAATCTTAATCCTTTTTTATTTATTTCTATATTCATCATTGGAATATCTGGAATATTATTCGGAATATAATAATATTCTGCTTTATCAACATCTATTAATTCCCCCAATACAGATCGTGTTCTAATTTTTTCATACAAATGTATAATCTGTTTAGATAAAAACATGAAACTTATTTTTGGACGAGGTAATTGATCATCGGGAATTTCCTTATCATAATAAGATTTATATAATATCATTCCTAAAATATTATCATATGGAACATTATCAAAAATATTAATAGGGAAATTATTTGTAAATCCACCATCATAATAATAATCATCATTTATTTTTATTGGTTTAAATAATATAGGTATTGCCATAGATGCTGAGCAAGCTTTAAAAACGCATACATCAGGTGTTGTTTCTAGGCTAAATATTTTATTTTTGCAAGTATAAATATTTGTCGCAGATACATAAAAATTTATACCAAAACATTTTGCTAAATAAGAAAAAGTAATATTTTCTTCAATATCGGGATATTTTATTTTAACAAATTCTTTTAAATAATTAGAAAAAATATGTACATCCGACAAACCACATTCAGTAACTATTTTAATACAATTTTTATAAGGAATATTACATAATTTTGCATCTTGATTGCCTTTTATTATAATGTCTTCCATTTCATCAATATTAAGTTTTAATGCCAATGCTAAACCAACAATAGAACCAATAGAAGTTCCAGCTATATGTGTTATATCTTTATGCAAATTTTCAATATATAAATATCTTAGAGCTCCTACAAAAATTACACCTCTCATACCTCCGCCAGAAAGTGCTAAATGTGTTATTTTCATAATTAAAATTATATAATTATAATTACTTATATATTCGCATTATATTCATTTACATTTATATTATAATATTTCAATGCTTCTAACGCAGCATTATTTTCTGCTTCTTTTTTACTTTTTCCTGTTGATGTTGATATAGTCGTACCATTTCTATCCTTAACACAATATGTAAATATTTTATAATTATCACGCGTCACAACACTTAGTTCTTTAAACTGAGGAATATCTTGCAAATAATGCTGCATATGTGAAACAAGCATATCTTTATAATTATTTTTAATTCTTATTAATTCACTGAAATCTAAATAGTTTTCTATTATAAAAATTATCCATGATTCTACAATATAATATCCAGCACCTGTCGTTGGCAATATATTAATATGTTTTGGTAATACTACATCATCATCATCTGTTTGAAAATCTAAGTATAGTGCACCAATAAATGCTTCAAATATATCTTCCATAATTTTATAATTGTTTCTTCCATTTGATTCTTCAACTTGTTTAGATATTATTGCAAACTTTGGAAATCCAATTTTATCCGATAGATATCCCAGCATTTTACCATTGACAATTTTAGTTCTAATTTTAGATAAAAACCCCTCATTTTGATCAGGAAATCTACTATATAAATAATTAGCAACAATCATGCCAAGTAAAGAATCACCGAGAAATTCAAGTCTTTCATATGATATATCTTGTAAAGGTAAGCAATCATTCGGACAATTAATATTGCTTTTATTGAAATCTATATTTTTCATAGTACAATATGATTTATGAACAAAAGCAACACGATATAAATTAATATTCTTAAATTTTAAATCCTTTAATCCATTATCATCAAATAGTTTTATTAGATTTTCCTTTTGTAATAGTATATTTTTATTATTATAAGGAAGACTTTCGCTATCAATTTCCTTTGTTTTATTATGAATATTGTCAATTCTCTTCATTATATACTAAAAAATAAGCTATATGTATATATCATTTTTTCTTTATACATAAAGATATATATATAAATATTAATAGTATATTTCTTTTAAATAGAATAACATAATAAATGAGTTTTATTGGTAATGAAGGTATAGAACCGATAATACAACTCGATTCTGTTGGAATTGGATTACAACTTGATACAGATGGTAATGCTATCAACTTGGAAGATCTAGATTTAGACACAAGCGAGTATCTTGTAGTCGGTGAAAAAACATATTTTTCGGAAGAAGATAATCAATCAAATACCAAATGGAGTTTATTAGTTAATAATAATGGTGTCGCTGTTAATACATCAAGAAATATTGCTAATCAATATTTAAATTCTAATACTTCATTATTTGTAGATAAAAACATTTATTGTGCTGGTGTTGTTAAAGCGAGCGGTTTAGAACTCAATAATATTACTTTGGACGATAATCCACTAACAAGTAGTTTAATTAGAGATTTTATTATTAATGCTAATGAACTTTCCGCCAATCAACCTTTTCAAGCAGGTGAAAGTACTAGTTATTATGATGTTTATAATCATAATTATAACATTAACAATGTGTTTACTCCTAATTTTGTTACAT